TGGGTGCTATGGAACAGCTAAGAGTTTGGAAGAAGTACCAAGACCACTGGTGTGAACATAAGCCAAGTATCACTGTTTATTATACAGATAGTGAGTTTCTGCAAATAGCACAGTGGATATGGGATAACTTTGATTCCGTCAGTGGTATTAGTTTGTTGCCAGTTAGTGACCATGTGTATCAGCAAGCCCCGTATGAGGACATAACCGCTGAGAAGTATGAGGAGTTACTAGCGGCTATGCCAGTTGATATTAAATGGGAAGACCTAGAACACTTTGAGAAGGAAGATAATACTACAGGTTCTCAGGAACTAGCGTGTGTCGGAGGAGCGTGTGAAATAGCATAGGTAAAACTAAGGGGGCGTAATGCCCCCTTTTGTTTTTAATCTTCATCTGAACCTTCAGGAGCTAGAGGAAGTTTCATAGCTTCTACAATAATAGCACGGTCAGCCTGTATAGCCTCCCTCATTGCTTTGCTTATCTTAGAACTTAATACTTTATCCGTCTCTTTAAGCATGGCTGACAACCCTCTACGTAAAGACGGACTGACTGAACCACGATAAATAGCATAGCCTATTGCTCCTGTGCCTATTCCTGCTCCTATGGCGGGTAACAAACCTGAGTAACCTGCCGCCCCTACGACACTTGAAGCTAAACCAACCGTGGCTATTTTACTTAATAAAGTTGCGGGAGGTGTAGTCCCCGTGGCTTTATACATATTATCAATTAAACGACCTATTTTTGTGTCAGCCTCTTGCGCGGCTTTTGGTAATAAATTGTCATTAGCACGTAATAATAAGTGTTGTTTTCTTAGCTTGTCTAACACAGCGGTTTCAGGAACAGCATCCGCTACTTTCTCATTTAAGAAATCACGGACAGCGCGTTGTGCTACCGTATAAGCGTTTTCGTTACCGTCAAAACTTCCTTTACCTTGCTCTTTAGACCATTTATCTAAGTCTTTACGCACTTGCATAAGTTGAGCAGGAGAGCCATCAGATGTAGCTAGTAGCTGTTGTGCTTTATTAAATATTTTTTTAGCAACCGCTGAAGCATCACCAACAAGAACAGGATTAGTTTTCTGTAATTCGTCTACAATTTTACCTAACTCTGTGTTTAACTGTTTTTTATTTAACTGGACTTTTGATTTTTTTAAATCATTTACAAGAGAATTATGTACAGTATTTATTTCGGAGTCTATTATAACCCTATTACCAACCAAACTATTTTTAGAATTAACAGGAATATCTCTTAAAACATCAACCATTTCTATCTCTAAATCAGTAGGGTTGTAAACATTACGACCTTTAGCGTTTTGAGTCATACGTTTAGCGCGGGCTTCGTCATTAGCTTTAGTAGAGATAGGAGTAATTAGGTCTTCTAAATAATCCCCTCGTCTTTTTGTCTCTATGTGTTTAGCACGGTCAAACTGCCTATCAGACTCAGTACGAAACAAAGTTTTATCTGGTATAGGCTTTCTTTTAAAAGGTGGAGCAAACACTTCAGCTACGTTAATAATACTTTCCACACCCATAGCATCATTAGGGTTTTCTGATTTCCATTGTAAATAAGATTGATAACCGTCTTGAATAGCCTCTACAGCTTTGTTTATAGTAGGTATTTCACCTAGCTTTTTAACTGTATTAGTAACAGAGTCAACAACTTTCTTTTCTACAGTATCTGGAATAAATCTACTAATTTCTCTAGCAGAAAGACTTATACCTGTCCCTACCAAGTCAAGACCAGTGCCTAGTCCACCTCTACCACTTAACGCACCATAAATACCACGCTCTCTGTTGGACAACGTACCTGCTTCTTCTTTCTGTCTTAGTTCCTCTAAAAACACAGGTAAGTCATCTACTGTTTTACCTGCTCTTTCTAGTACTTCTTTGTAAGATTCTGGAGATACAAACTCTTCGGGCTGATAGCCTTGAGACTTATCAAACTCCTCAAGCATGCCAGTAAGCTCGTTGACCGCCTGCATGTCTTGCTGTTGGTCAGCCATTTCTAAAGCGTCAAGCAATTCATCTTTTGTATAATTTTGAATTTGCATTATAACTTCCTATTGAGGTGCTTGTTGAGTTCTTCTGTCTCTTGCTTGCTCTAAGTAACCTTGAGCCGCTTGTGTCGGTACATAACCTGTAACTGAAGGCTCTGGCATAGGCACAAAGAACGTATCCAATAGAGCAGAGTCTTTTTCCGCGCCAACATACTGCTTCATTACTTCTAGGCGTGAGTTACTCTTAGCAATAGCATTCCTAGCGGCTTGTTCTTCAATACGCATAATACGTGCTAAAGTTTCTTTATTTAACGTAATTTGCTGACCCGCTACTTCCTTCATAAACTGAACATCTTTATCCGAAATACCAGTACCCGCACCAACGTCTCCTGAGCCTAACAACGCAAGAACTTGCTTACCTCGTTCAGCCATGAATGTTTGAGTAGCTACTAACGTATCTGTAACGCCCTGTGGTACAATACCTAACTGAGTACCAATACTAGCCATACCTGCTAAAAAGTTAGCACCTGCTCCAGTAATAATACCTTCCTCCATTAACGAACGAGAGTTAGCATTAATTTCTAATACTTTTTGAGCAGTTAGTGCTTTTTCATTAGCAACAAAAAAGTTATCTGTAGCCTTGTCTTTTAACTTGCTAGATATTCTATCAGCATCAGTAATTGTTTTAGTCAGCTGTGCGGCTTGTGTCAAACCTAACTCAGAAGGCATAACCCACTTCTCTGTGTCTTTATTATATACTTTACCTGACTCATTAACACGGAAGGGTTTTGCTTTACCTGAATTATCTGTATATACTTTAAGGGTTGCTTTTTCACCCGAAAGCACCTTCATAAACTCTTCATTACTTAAAGAATCATATTCACCTTTCCCTATAGCTGTAAGCATGGGTGCGCCTACGTTACGGTTATTAGCTATTGCTACTTTACCTTTTCGTCCTTGTGTTTGAATTATATTAGCTTCTTCAGCCTTACGTATTTGCTCAAGAGCATCTTCCAAACTACCACCGTTTTTAAGTAAATCAACAGTAAGGTCTAACTTTAAACCTTTGGCTTTTTCAAGTAGTTTTTCTCGTCTAGTATCTTCAGCTGTTTTTCTTGCTCTTTGCTGTTCACCCTCTAACAACTGATTAGCTACTGCTGTCTGACCTCTTGCTTGTAGACCGCCTATAATAGCTTGTTTTCTTTCAGGAGTTAAGTTTACAAAGTTTTTTATATCCCCTGTAAGCTGTTGAGTAGGAGTCCTAACATCACCAGTCATCATACCTGTAATACCTGAGCCAAACATAGTCCCCATTTCTCGCGATAAGTCTGCCATACGTGAAGCATAACCACCGCTAGGTATTCCTGTTAGCAATCCTGCTATGTCTCTATTTCTTTTAGCCATTATTCTTTTCCTTTAAATTTAGAATAAATCAAAAATATCTTCAACTATATTACCATCGTCTCGGAATAAAGCCTCAAGCATTCCTTTTCCTTGCTCAGTCCTCATCAGTGAAGCAAGTTGTCCTGATTGCATTAAACTTTCTAAGCCTGTTTGACCTAACTGACCGTACAACTCAGAACCCACTTGTCTACCAGCCGCAGGTATTTTAGCTAAATCAATACCATAACCTAATGCACCTAACGCTTGTTCTTGTGGCATATAACCTGCACCAAGCAGACCAGTAGCCGCTGTTAATGCTTGTGCTTGTTCAGACATAGCTTGAGTACGCGCTCCTAAGTTTGCTCTAGCCATAGCCTCTTGTCTTGCCGTTTCCTGCGCTAGCAACTCTGGAGAAGAACCACCGTATGCTGAAGAACTTAAGCCCATACGTCCTTGAGACAACATACGCTCTTCTAAAGCTAAACGATTACGTTCTTCTTCAGGACGTTGTGTGGCTCTTATTTGCTCATACAGGTCAGCCTGTGCCGTACTAGGGTCTACCCCTACCTTGCCGAATAAACCCTGTGCTTGACCGAGTAGTAACGTCTGTAACGCCTGTTGCTCAGGTGTCATAGTTAAAGTATAACCACCTTCATCAGTCGCTTTAGCCGTACCTAATCCTGTAGTAACAGTAAAAGGTTTAAACTGAGACTTTGTATAAACGTCACCTGCTAAGGTTTCAGCCCCTGTTTGCGCTGTTAGTCCCAATGCTTCTACATCATCTATAGCATCATCAAATAGTTTTTTTACTGCCGCGGCTTGAACTCCACCTGTTATTGCATCAGTTAAACTCATTATACGTTCTCCAGTTCTGCCACGCGACTACGTAGCGATTGTACTTCTTTAATTAACATAGGTACTAACTTGCTGTAGTCAACACCCATCATCTCTTCTTCGGTATCACCTTCGGATACAGCTTCAGGTGCAACTTCAACTAACTCCTGTGCGATTACACCATAGTCCTGATGTAAGCCATCAGCCTTCCAATCAAACTGTCTAATCTGTATAGCATCAACTTTGCTACCTGCATCATCAGAGTCTGCAATGTTTTCCTTGAGGCGTTCATCGGAACTAGTGTTGTAAGATGTGGCTGACCCTGTTACGGATATAGACCCTACAGTTGAACCTGCTTTGTCAAACGTAATAATATTACCATCGTTACCGTCTAAACGAAAAGTAGCTGCTTTATCGCTTGTGCGTCTTACATAAAACCATCCACTTTGGTTTAATGATATGCCGTCAGTACCGAACTGTGTAGTAGTACCCACCAATAGGTTGCCTGATGAGTCAATACGCATGGCTTCACCAGACCCAAAGGTAGCGTTATTAACACCAAAAGCAACACCTTTACCCCCTGCGCCCTGTACTATAGCGTATCCGTCAGAAGCCCTATATCCAAACTGCGCTCTATCTCCACACACTTTCATGTAGGTATCTTCATTAGCGTTGTTTAGCTGTAAAGCATTAGCAGATGCTTGTATATGCACAGTAGAAGCAGGGTTATCAGTACCTATACCTACATTGCCTGATGAGTCAATACGCATACGTTCTTCAGCATTAGTATCAAAAGTCATGGCATCGTTGTTATGATTGTAAATAAGTCTACCTGCATTGGAGTCTGCACTATCTCCAAAGTTAATGTAACATGCGCCTGTGTTTGGCGTTATCATGTTCAAACCTATATTACCTGTACCGCCATCTAATATAGCCCCTGAGTTTGCTAGAGCATTAGATATAGCTGTTGTGCCTGTGTTTAAAACGTGTAACTTATTTACAGGACTAGAAGTACCTATACCTACGTTTCCTGATGAGTCGATACGCATGGTCTCTTTAGAATCAGAAGACTTGAAAACTGTCTCCATGTTACTAGTTGCGTGATTACCTGCTTGTATAGTCAACTCGTAAGGCGTTGAAGTGTTTTTAGTTATAGAGGCTGTTCTTGCGTTAGATGTAGAAGTGCCGCCAATAGTGAACGCAATGTTACCTGAATCAGTGTCAGTGCCTGTAGATACATGAAGTTTATCTTGAGGAAGATTAGTCCCTATACCTACTTTACCTGCTGAGTCAATTGCCATACGGTACGTAGCGTTAGTATCATCATAAATACTGAATTTACCATTATTGTTAATAATAGAAAAATCTGAATTATTATTAGAATCTGTAAGGTACAAGCGAGGAAAAGTAGATTCAATGCGAATATCGCCATCTTTAACGTGTAGCTTTTTATCAGGATTAATAACACCTATACCTACGTTTCCTGATGAGTCGATGCGAGCAGATTCAGAGCCATCTACTTCAAAAATAATATTGCTTCCCGAGCCTGCGGAGTTCTCATCAGAACGAATTAACAAACCATTAGAGCCTTCATTGTAAATGATTTCACCATAAGAAGTACCATCACTATCTTCTAAACGTATACCTGCAATAGAATCTTTAATGTGCAAAGTTCTTATAGGATTAGTAGTACCTATACCTACTTTGCCTGATGTGTCAATACGCATACGTTCAGTGTTGTCAGTAGAGAAACGCATAGCGTGTGCGGAGTGTACATATTCAATACGCCCCGCATCTGTATCACTATTATCTCCAAAATCTATTCGTGTAACACCATCGCTTTGTATTCTAACGATAGCGGCAGTTGAGCCACCAGAAATATGTAATTTTTGTTGAGGACTAGCAGTACCTATACCTACTTTGCCCTCAGACACATCAACGAACAGTGTGTTAGTATTGACAGCTACGTCAGCACTAAAGTTTACCACACCAGTAAATGTGTCACCCGCTGTGTCAGCCTTAGTTGCTATCGCTGTTTGTATGTTTGTAAATTCAGTTGTGAACTCAGAGCCTTTAATTACCTTACCCGCGTTGCCTGAAGGAAGACTATCTTTTGCTCCAAAGTTAGTTGTTATAGTATAATCACTCATTAAATTAATCTCCCTAGAAGAGCGTGTACGTCTATTTGTTGTATTGAATAAGGTGCGCCATTAATAGTTGACTCAATGCCTATAGTTACTACAGTACCACTACCACTTGTATTAACCGAAGGACGTTGTATGTCTGTACCTACTGTAAATTTACCTATGTTAAACTCATCTACGTTAAACTCAGATATAGGTGTATTAGATAAAGCCGTGCTAAAAGGTTTCTTAATAAACCCACCATCGTAGTCATAACCCCAAGCTAATGTAGTGTTGGAAGCTACGTTACCAATAACTGTAATATTAAACTTTTTAAGAAACTTAAGGTTAGTGGAGTTACCAAAGTTTAGTGGATTACTGTAGTAAGACATCAAATAAGAACTACCATTATCCTGATAGCCTTCATACTTAAATATACCGTCTTCTCTACCAATGTAAATACTACCGTCCTGTAGTAAAGCCAAACTACGTGGATTAACACTAGACCATGTAGTCACTCTGTTAGCACCATCAGGTAAAGCAGTACGCATATCAAAGCAGTATATAGTTTGACTGTCTTGTAAAGACAATAAGTAAAATGCTTCATCGGCACTATACAAAGACTTAATAGGATTTAGTTGCGCTCTAACTAAAATAGTCAACTCATTACGGACATTGTTACTAATGTCACGCATAGGCATTGACTTTTCTTGTATAGTACGACCAAAGCTACGTATACCGTCTTCAGACAAGAATATAATGTCAGTACCTGTGTGTTGTACGGAATCTCTAGCAATACAACCTACACCTTCTACAGTGTCGTGTAGTTTAAAATCAGTAGTTGTAGTAGTGTCAGCACCAGAGTAAACAATAATTGAACGCTTACAGAATATAATTAAGAAGTTATTAAATACAGACAAAGCAACAACTTCATCACTGCTGTTAGGAAATACATTAGTAAGGTCTAGTGAACCTGATGCACCGCCATGCCAGTTAGTACCAATAAGGGTGTCAGACCAATATACAGTGTGTTTATTGCCTGATACATCAGCCGCCCACAGTTTACCAAACCCACCTATAACTTCATTAGCTTCAGGAGCATAGTGTGAGCCATCTACTACTTCTACAAGAGTAAGGCTACCTGCTGTGCTTTTTAATGCTTTATGACCACGTTGGAAGAAATAAACGTCATTGTTAAATGTAACTATCTTCCAGTTATTAGCTGATATAGTATAGCCCACAGGAAGCGTCACAGGCGTTATTGTTGTAGTACCTGAGAATATTTTATTGTTACCCGCAGAAAATACTATTTTAGTACCGTCCCGTTTAACGTACTCATGTACAGCCTCTATGCCTCTACTAGAACCTAACTGTGTAGCCGTACTAGAATCAGTAGATACTTCCGTATAACCCTTACGTGCGCCTATACGCCCATATTCGTCAATAATACAGTTACTAGCGGTAGCCGCAAAGGACTGGTCAAGAGATATAGGTGAATCCTGACTGTTAATCCCCGCAAATCCTGGGGCTTGTACTGTAATGTTCTGTAATTGTTGTGCCATTATTCATATGTCCAAACAGTTTCAGAAGGAAACCTAGAGGCATCAAAGGCTACTGCATCTGCCAATGTAGTGTCCGCTAGGGCAAATAGTTCCTGCGAAGAAGTACCACCTGTTTCTCCACGTTCACGAGAAGCTAAGGCTATTGCATAGTTAATAACAGGCTGTGAAGGTACATACAGCTTATCAGCATCAAGAGTAAACGGGTCTGCTCTATCTACAATGTTAAAGCGTAATGTATATGCTTTGTCAGGCTTAGGGTACAAATCTACCAAAGCATTACCACTAGTATCTACACCATTCCAAGAGTAGTACAGAGGTGAACCAGTTGCAGGAGTCTGTGTCAAATAAGATTTGTTCATTAACGAAGAACTAATAGGACGCATAAAGTAGTTAGAAGTATCATTAATAACATCTAGTATTTTAAATGAGTTATTAGTACCTGTAATGCTGTAACTAAATACATCGTTAGTTGTTGTGACTGTTACTGTTTTACGTAGTGCTGACCAATCCCACGCATCTTCAACAATACGTCTACCATCGTTGACAAACTCTCCTATAAGTTTTACATAGGAGTCTGTAGCATTTTCTACAGAAGATGTTTCTTCCTCTCGCATTCTACGCAGTACACTGTTTACTAATTGTAAGTAAGTCATTATCCATACCTTCTTAGGTTCATCAAGGGACTAAGCATTTGTTGTGTAGACTTAATCTTTGTGTCAAATTTAAATAGTTCGTTGTCGAATAAACTTTCGACTTGTGTTGGTTCTTCTTCTTTTTCTTCAGATTCTGCTAAATCAATAGAAGGTAAATCTATATCTACTTCAGGCAAGTCTATATCAATTTCAGGTAAGTCAATATCAGGTGCAGTAAACTCTGGTAAATCAACATTTAACTCTGGTAAATCTATATCTATTTCAGGGAACTCAAGTTCTGGTCCTTCTGGCAACTCTATATCTTTTAATGCTTGTAACGCAGGGTCTACATATTCTTCACCTAAATAATCAAGAGCGTCATCAACGGTATCTACTACGAACTCACCTGCGTCTTTACCTTTGTCAATAAGGTCTTGACCTAAGTCTTTAGCTTTTGCTAATGCAGGGTCTACAGCTTCCTCACCAAACTTATCAACGACATTATCAACAGTATCTACAATTCCTTCACCTATGTCTTTACCTTTGTCAATAATGTCTTGACCTATTTCTTTGCCTTGTTGTAAAGCAGGGTCTACGTACTCTTCGCCTAAATAATCAAGAGCCTCGTCAGCTTTATCAACAACAGCTTCAGCTACTTTCTTGCCTTCTTGCAACGCAGGGTCTACAACTTCTTTACCAAAAGTGTCAATCAAATCATCAGTAGTGTCTACTACGGCTTCGCCTATGTCCTTACCTAAATCAATAACGCCTTGACCTGCTTCTCCAACTATATCTACTCCTGATTCTATCGCACTTCCTAGTGCCTTACCGCCCGCTTCTATTGCGCCTACTAATGCGGTATCTCCTATGTAATCAAAAGTGTCATCAAGTAAATCTACTGTATCCCCTAATACACCCCCTGCAACATCCCCCGCTAGTTCAGCGGCTGAAACTAAAGTATCTCCTGCGTAACCTGCCACACCTTTAACAATATCACTACCAAACTCATCAACAAATTCGTCTGTACCGCTTCCTCCTGTTAATATAGTTTGTTCAATTTTGTTGAAACCCTCTGTCCAAGCATCGGAGTCTGCACCAAAAGTATCTGCATCAATACCAACAGCGTTTAAACCTTTTTCAATAAAATTTGTATCATAGCCTGTGTATTCAAATAAAGCAGTAACAGGGTCTTCATCTGCTAAGGCGTTTACTATACCAGTTGTTTGGTCATAGGTTAAATCGCCTAAACCAAAACCACTTGTAGTGTCGGTAGGTGCTTGTATAACACCTGTTGTTTCTAAACCTGATAAAATTAAATTAGCATAGTCACTACCGTGTAGTGTTTCTCCATTAGCTACTTTATATAATGAATACCATGATTCAGATTGTCCTCCAGTTACTGCGGCTAAAAGAGAACGACCCACTAAAGTAACAAAAGGTCTTATATCTCTCACCCACACAGAGTCATCGTCTAGCGGGTCTATACCTATATTTGTTGCACCTATAGCATAATTAAAGTTTTCTTCGTTTGTTAAAAACTCAGGTTCGAAACCTGTTAAACGTGTGTCTATAAAATTACCGTCAGCGTCTTTAGATAAACTTTTAAAATCTACTACATCTGTAGGAAATAAAGTTACTTGACCACTAACGCCTTTGTCTAATACATTAGGGTTAGTAGGTATAGAAAATAAATCACCGTCATCAAAAAAATATATATTCTCTGGATTGTCTAGCTGTAATTGACTTGCTGAAACATTTTTGTATTCTTCCCCGTCAATTTCTCCTTCTTGATATAATTTATAATAAAAAGCTATTTTATCTTGAGTAGTGGAAGCATTAAATCCGTCTGAAAATAAATCTTTATGCGGGCTTTTGTAAGCATCATATAAACCAGAAACATTTTGCTCTCTTAAAGAAATAACATTTTCTGCGTCACTAGATTCTTGCGTTCTTTCATAATCAGTTAATCCCGCAGTTCTTATGTTTTCAGCTCGAATGTCTTGTTCAAATTCTTTTCTTGCTTGTTCTTCTTTTTGTTGTTGTGCATAATAACCACCCGCGCCTACAGGTTGAGGTTCTGTAACAAATTGACTAGAAGACCTGCCACTAATAGGATAAGCTGGGTTTTCAATTATAGTTATAGGGGAAGTACCGTCTCCGCGATAAGTATTAGTGTCATCAAGAGAAGAAATATTTTCTTTTAAATTTGATAACTCTACAAACTCTTTATCTTCAGCTATTAACGCATCTGATTTAATTCTTTCTTGTTCGGCAACATATGCTTCTCTTCTTTTACGGTCAGCTTCTCTTCTTTTACGGTCAGCTTCTCGTCTTTCTTTTCTTGCTTGTTCTTCTAAACGCGCTTGTTCTTTGTCATAAGCAATACGTTCGGCACTCTCAGGTACACCAAACAACTCTTCATAAGTTTTTGTTCTTTTTGTTTCTGTAGGCGGTCTGTAGTAACGACTAGTAGCTGACATTATTTATCCCTCTGTACTTTTTTAGTCTTTTCAACAGTTCTCATAGCACCTAAACCAAGCATACCCATCAGTACTGGCATCATTGTAGCCATATCTAAAACAGGGATTTCAATGGTAGAATCGGCAAGAGCAAGCGTAAAATTTGCCATCGGGATAAGAATGTACTGACTCGCAAGTCCAATGCAACAAGTCCAACCAACAGCAGGTCTCCAACCCGACACAAAGAGGCTCTTATGTGACGCTTCTGTCTTATTAACTTCAAGTTGCGCTTTCGCAAGTTCCTGCGCGTGTTTTTCAGCCATTGTCGAAAGTTCAAAGGCGATGGCATTCTTCTTGTCTTTATCCTCTATAAATTTGTCAAGTAACCCTGTAACAGGTCCGATTAGTTGCTCTAACATAAATGCCTCACTTAAGGGGATTTGAGAGGTAGTCCATACCCTGCCACAAATCCTCTACCTCTTTGGTCAATGTCTTTAACTTCTTACCTACGTCACCAATATCTTTTGTAATAACTTCAGCCTTTGCTACTGTACCTTTTATACCCTCTATCTCATTAGCTAGCTTAGAAACGTCTGTATTCAATTCTAACAGCTTTTCTTGCTGACTTAGTAGTGTCTCTAGCCTTGTGCCTAAAGTGGCTAGATTCTGCTGTATGGGGCTTACATCGGGTATCTGTGTAGCTTCTACTGCTTCCAGTCTTGAGTACAGGCTAGAAGCTGTCCATACGCCACCACCTATTGTACTACCAATACCTAGAACTATGGCTATCCATACACCTTTAAATGATGTACCGCCAATGGTTAATTCAGTTTGCTCTAAACTCATAGTTCCGTACAGTCACTGTTCATAAAGCAATCATAACTATAGGCTGTAGGACCAGTCAAATAATATTCTGATTCACTACCTGCGGCTAGTATGTCTGCTTCCGTTACGTATAAATCTAAACCAATATTGTCATTACCATTAAGGTAAACTGCTGTAAGGTTTCTAGTGGTGTTATAACCCATAGCAACCCACTGTTGGTTAGAATCGTAAAAGATGTTAGTCTCTTCCGCTGTAGTGTTAGCATTCTCTATACCTTGCTCTAGGAACTCTACAGCTTCTTTGTTACCTGCTACAGATAAGAATGCACTAGCGTTATTAGCGTGTTCCTCAATGGAGTCTAGGGAGTCGTTGTACGTCTCTACCTCGTCCTGAGTGATTGTCAATGATTCTATATTGTCAGCTACAAAAGTCTGTACTTCTGCTTCCTCTTGAGGAGTAGCGGCTGACTCAGATACCTCAGCTACTTCCTGTACAGCAATCATGTCCACTACTACTTCAGTAAATACACCAATGGCTTCATCCATCATGTCTAACTCTGTGTATGCTTTTTCCTCAAGTACAGTCTGTAAGTCACCGTAGGCTTGATAGTTTGACATACTAGACAAAGCCGCTGTGTACGCCTGTAGTTGCTCAGGACTAATGTGTGCTGTACCAGAGATAGTACCATCTGACAATGCGTCACCATAGTATGCGTACTCTTGAGCCGCACCGACTAACTTAATGCCTCGGTCTATCTGGTCAACAATAGCATTGGAGGTGTTGATTAGGTTGTCTAGTTCACTGCTTTGTGCTACGGAACTTAGCACTAACAGAGATAATATCATCTTCTTCATCTGTGTCCTCTCCTCCAATGTTTAGTATAGTGTTGTACCAATCTTGTGTATCTTTGTTGTAGTCAGGTATGTATATTTCTGGCTGTCTCTTCATAACTAGCATAGCACGTTTACCTACTACTAGCTTGCCGTTACTCAGTATGGGACATGGAGTACCCGACATAAACATACTCTTCCATACATCTACTGCTTCACACATACGGGCTACTGCGGCTACCTTCATGCCTAAGTCACTAAGTACCTTAGCGTCCCTACGTCTGTTACAGTTTTCATCAATCTTGTACTTACCTTCCGACCAACCTACTACCACGGTCTGTACTGATGACCCTATACCTTTTAAACACGTTTCAATACCATTGGACATATAGCTAGGTGTTATAGCTGAACCTACTGGTATTTCTGAACTACTCCCTGCACCATTATACGTGTTACTTGTTGATGTATCCTGTGTGCTGTTGTTACTATTCGTTGTGCTGTTGTCCCCATGAAATGTATTCAAAGAACCTTCCTGAGCGTTGTCAGCCAGTGTAACTACGCTAAACAACATTAACAAACAAAATAGTCTTCTCATTACTTTTTATGTACAATCTTCTGTACTGTATCTGATTCATAGATACGTAAACCTAACCAAATAATAGTAAACAGACTGGCTACGGGAGGTAGCCATGCGGCTACTGACATTATTCCTGTTGATGCCGCGGCTAAGTCTAGTGCTTGTTTTGCTTCGTTGGTCATTTGTATGTCCTTATATTGCGGCTATTATAAATGCTAAGAGTTCTGAGTAACGAACACCTAATTGAGTTATTTCAGTTGAACCTTCTGGTGCGGCTTCTGCATAATTGTATGTTTCACCTTCATGTTCCCACCAAGTATCAGAACAAAACATAGAGTAATTATGAGCGTCTAAACCTTCAGCAGTAAACGCATCTTGTAAGTCCTGCGCAATAATACCAAAGTGTATTCTAGCGTCATTGCCTTTTTCTTCAACTGCATCATTAAATCTGTACTTACGCAATAAACCTTTTGCGGCTACAGCTACTCTGGTTTCTGCATCAGACAAAGTTTCTATTTGTTGTTTAAAGTTTCTGTCTGATGTATTTATTGTTGATGTAGATGCGTATAATTGTGACCACTTAGCACTAGAAGCACCTAACCGCATTTTACCATTATGGTTTGCACCAGAAGTCGTTAGAGGTTGAAAATACGAATTATTTGTACCTGTCCCACCAAATATACTAAATACACCTACTGCAATTTCACCTGATGATAAATATGTGTACCTTGAATCAGCGTAACCAAGACCAGTTGTACCTATGCCACCGTGGTCTACAATAGCACCGCCATATCTTGTTTTTTTAATTTGATAAGCAAGTGCCGCGCCTGAATAGTTTGTGTTTGTTGAAGTAAAAGGTGTAACCTGATTGCTTGCTAAGTCTACGGTAGCCGAGCTACTAATTTGCGCGCCAAGCACTGCATTATCTGCTATCTTTGCGTTTGTAACAGCATCATCAGCAAGTTGGTCAGTATCTATAGAACCATTAGCAATGCTTGTTAAGTAATCAGACGAATCAAAAGCCTTAACCTGTGCTAGGTTAGTTACTTCTGAATCCATCAATGCACCTGCGGCAGTAACATTAGCTGTATCCGTTACGTCTGCACTTGCTTCAATACCATCTAGTTTAGTATGGTCAGCATCGGTAAATGCGTTAGTGTCTGCATTGTTTTCGTACGCTGTTTTTATCTCTGCATCGGTTTGGTCTGCGGTTGCACTAGCTTCTATACCAGTTAGCTTAGTCTTCTCAGCGTCTGTAAAAGCATTAGTATCTGCTTCAGCTTCATAAGCTGTCTTTATTTCCGCGCCTGTCTGGTCTGCGGTTGCGCTAGCTTCAATACCATTTAACTTAGTATGGTCAGCATCAGTAAAATCATTTGTTGTTAAACCACCGTCACCTACTGTGTACGTTGTGTTAGTGCTATTAATAGTAAAGTTAGGATATGTACCTGTTATTGAAGTAGCACCTGTACCCGTTAAGGCTACTGTTTGGTCTGGTGAACTATTTGTAATAGTACCGTTACTCGCTATAGAGATACCAGTTCCTCCTGTGAGGACACCAGTAACATTAGCGGCTGTTACGCTTGCGTCTGAACCATTAGCACCGCGTAAATCACTTGTAGAAAAACCTAACCCATCGTTAGATGTAAATGTAACGACACCTGTAGAGCCGTTGTAAGAACCTGCTGTAAACCCTGTACCGTTTGTACCATTTGTACCGTTAGTACCGTTTGTTCCGTTTGTTCCATTAGTACCATTAGTTCCGTCAGTACCATCAGCACCCGCAGGACCTGTTGCTCCTGTAGCACCAGTTGCTCCTGTAGCACCTTGAGGACCTGTAGAACCTTGAGGACCTGTAGGACCTATATCCCCTCTAGGGACAGTCAAAACACCCGTAGAAGCGTTATAGATTACTTCGGTATCTGCCGCGCCCGTGGCGGCTGTAAGAGTTAATATGGAGTTTGCAGAGGCTTGTGCAGAGGTAGCTGATGCTTCAGCGGCTTGCGCTTGAGCAGTAACTTCCTGTAGAAAGGAATTGTCCGAAGATTCTCCCGAACCACCTACACCTCTAAATATAGCCATGCAAAATTCCTGTAAAAAAGAAAAGGGGAAAGGGACTCCCGAATGGAAGCCCCTTAAGTACTACTAAGCGTTTACAGCAATGTTGAATGCGGCATCTGGACGTAGAACAGCAGTACCATACAAAGTGTCAGCAGTGTATAGAGTAGACAGGAAATCCTGCTTGTACTGAGTCTGTGAACGAACACCCATTTGCTCCGCAAGAACCATAGAGTCTTTGTGGAACAACATAGCTTGTTTAACGTCACCACCTGCGCTGTTATCCGCGGCAGTTTCAATGATAGGACAGTTAGAAGAAACAAAGATGTCGATACCGTATAAGTTACCGATTTGACCGTTGTTTACAACTTTACCATCTACAAAGTCACTTGACGAATAACGGTCAATGCCCATGATAGCGTTACGGATTGATGGTGGTACTACAAGACAACGATTGTCCATAGGTACGTCAGCATCATCCATTTTTTGAATCAAAGCACGGAAACCCGCATCGTTGAATACGTCACCTGCGGCAACTGAGTCTACAGCATAAGCCTCAACACCAGTACCACCTGCAAAGTTATAAGTACCAGTACCAACGTAATCACCACCGTTGTCACCGAAAGACTTACCTAGTTCAAACAAGCTAGTGTCTACTTGTTTAGCTAGAGCGTAACCTGCGTCACCAGTGTAGAACTGACGAAGTGAAGACAATGATTGAGTCTCAGTGATGTCTTCAATTAGACGCGAGTACTCAAAGTGCTTGTCTAATGCGATTTGTACTTCGCCTTCAGTAGCGTTCTGTACAGTAACAGCAGTGCCTTCCGCTTTAGCGTGAGCATTACCACGAACAGGCTTAGGAATGTGAAGAGTATCACCTTTCTTGCCAGTCATAGATAGTTTCTTGACTAGGTTAGCTAGTACAAGGTTAGATTGATAAGCCGCAATAACTTCATCACTCCAGATTTCTGGGATGAAAGTAGCCGCGCTAGTGTTGTCTACGAAACCGCCATTTGCGGGATAAGTTGAATCAGTCATTTTAATACTTCCTATATAATAATATTAGTTTCGTACCCTCCCCTCTGAATATGCTTGCATAATCTCATTTGACAATGCTTGGTATCTATCGGGGTCAGTACGCATTAGTTTAATAATGTCTGCGCGTCTGTAGACTTTCTTGCCTCGCTGTTCACCGCTACCACGGGCATTACCTGTGGATGCAGATTTAACAGCTTGCTTGCGTTGTTGTTTCTCATTGGCGGCAGTTTGAGTGACAACCTGTTGACGTTCCTTCCATAGGGAAAATAACTCGTCAGCGGCATCATAATCATACTGTTGGTCTGCCTGTACAAAAAGCTGTTGTCTAATCTTAGAACCCTTAATCCATTCAGCAAACTTCTCATCCTGCAAAATTCCCTGCATCTCAGGGTGTTTGGTTTGCAGTTTGTTCATCGCTGTAGATTGACGATATTGGTTGCTGATTTGTTCAGCTTCCTTTATCTTAGGGTGATTATTAATCGCTCTTTCGACTGCCTTGTCGGGGTCTGAGAAAAAGTCTACTTCTTCGTCAGCATTTGTTACTTGTGTTTCTTGGGTTGAGAGTTGTGTCTGGATGTAGTCATCTACAACCTTCCGCAAGTCACCTACTTCAGAACTTTGTTTACCTAAGAGTTTTTCAGCCTCTTGGTGCATCCTTACTATCTCGGCTGTTGACTTCCCTTGATACTTCTCAGGTATGTCTGATTCAGGTTGTTCAAGAGTTTCCTCTGATTGAGGGTCTTGTGCTACTTGGTTATTGATGTCATTCTCTTCTACGTCTTCCGTAGGACGCTCTTCTATTAGTCTTGCCATTATTAAACTCCGTGATTCATATCATTATGGAGGTGTATTAAGTGTAAGGGTTCTATGGTCAAGAGTTGTCCTTACGTTATAATGCTACGCCTTTGTTGCTCTCATGTGTGACTCTCTTTTTTTAACCCACTTCCGTGTTTCCTTCCAAGAGTCGCCACCGTTGATTGTAACAGGTGTAACTATTTTTCTAGCTATCAACGAACAATCTGGACATTGTACTTCGGTTGTCTCTGAATCTACAAACTTTTCATTGACATGTCCGTTGTCGCATTTGAAGTCAAACATAAACCTCATTAGTCTATTTCTACTTCTTCTTCATCTTGCTCTTGTTTAGCTGTTTCTATCTGTGCTTCTAGGTTCAGCATATTAGCCATGACTACAAGTTGTCCCTTACGAAAGTAAAGGTCTTTGTCATCTTGACAGGCTTCTACTGAATTGACGTTCTCAGCACTTCCCTTCATGTCCTGCATTAAGTTCTTCCATCCGTCTGAACGGAACATCTCTTCAAAGGAACGATAGTACTTCTCTAGTTCTACATCAGTCATTTACTGTTTCTCCTTAATGGACAGTCTTTATTGTTAATTTAAATAATATACTTAAGTATACTATAGGAATATTATACCATATTTGGTCACAAAAGTCAAGAACTATTTTCTATGTCTTGCTGTTTTCTTTGCAATCTTCTTAGGTTGTTTACTTACTTGTTTACCTGCTTTGGTGTCGGCACGTTTCTTCCGTGTCGTAGCGGCATATTCCTTCTTGGTCAAAGCCTGACGAGCCTTCTTGGGCAGATAGCGTTCACCTGTAGCTTTCTTACCCTGTGTGCTAGGCTTGCCAGACTTAGTACCCCACTCTTCCTTAGTCCACTTCTTCAGGCTTTTCTGTGACTTCTTTAGTGGCATTACCTGTACCCTCCACCCTTAGCTTTGTACTCTTTAGCGAGCATCTGTGCCTTCCTAGCAGACCACTGTCCTGCCTTACCACCCTTAGTACCTGCTTTAATCTTATTAAACAAGTTCTTACGCATGGTAGGCTTAGTGTAGTTACCCGCCTTATTTACTGTGGATTTCTTTTTAACAGGCATAATTACTTGCCTTTTTTCATTGGCTTCTTTTTAGGTTTAACTGCTGTCTTCTTCTTAGGTGGTCTTCCGACTTTACTACCGTATGTACCTTTACCGTATGGCATGACTATCTCCTCTTTACCATTTAGATTTATTTGCCCAGTAAGCCGCAGACATTTTACCTTTGGCTATATTCTTGGCGTGTCTTGCTTTAAAAGATTTACGTCTTGCTTTCTCAGATGCAGTCTGTGGGTTCTTACCTGCACCTGAAACTCCCTGTTGACCATAGCGTATAGTCTTAACCTTGTCACCTTCCTTAGCTACTACTACGTGAGACTTAGTAGGGTGCTTTGGTGTACGCTTTGGTTTGTTGTAGCCAGAAACTCCTGCTCTAGCTAGTCTTGGGTCTGGTTTTTTTGCGGGCATTAGGCTTCTCCTTGCGGGATTCCTTGAGGTCTCGGACCTCTGCTTCCAATTCCTTCAATCTCTGGTCTTGGCGTTGGAATGCTTCGTTGACTTGGTTGATTACTTCGTTGAACTTGTGCTGTGTCAGCATTAGGTTTTCCTTGTTCTTTGACAGCTACTTCACGTTCTTTTAGTAACTGCTCTGATATTTTAAGACGCTTCTGGAACTCTTTGTCATCCGCATCTCCCTCTTTGATATTGGTCGTAATTGCTTTGATACGGTCAATCTCAAGTTCCTGTGGTAC